GTTGCTTGAACGCACTGTTGGTGGTGTTGGTGTTGATCCTATTGAGTGGACTCCTGAGTTATTCCACAAGTGGAATGCTCAATTCAAGCCTGCCAAGCAGGCGAAACATCTTGCTGTTTTTCCTCTTGTTTCTGAGTGTACTGTTCGTTCTTTCACACAGAAGGAAATATTTGTGAAAGTTGAGGCACTTTGCAAGAGACATGATGTGAATTGGGCTCCACGAATTATATATCAATCCTCTGATATACACAATGTGATGCTAGGACCTGTGATGCAGGCTTGCACACAACGTTTGTTTCGTTTCTTACGTCTATCTGATACTTCAGATTCTGTCAATTATAAAGGCGCTTACAAGGCTGATTCTTCTGAATTGGTTGACTTTATCACCAGGCATGCTACGCCTGAGAGTGTTTTTATTGAATCTGATTTTTCTTCTAACGATATGACGCAAGTACGGGATGTACATTTGTTGGAGGTGCGATGGTTACGTAGCCTGGGCGCGCCGTTGTGGTTGACGTCACTTATGCTCCACGCAAATTCGTTTTCTGTTTCATCCAGAAAGTTTGCGCTTAGGGCTCGGGTGACTAATCAATTACCTACTGGTGCCCAGTCGACTACGTTTCGCAATACTATGTGGAATATGTCTATTAATTTTTCGTTCTGTCGTGAACATGGCTTTCGTGGTGATGTTCTGGTTTTGGGGGATGACATGCTTATGAGGCTCGATAACCCGTGGCGTTCGCGTCATAGGTGTCTTGTTCGTGCTTATAAGTACACTTGTACTCTCGCGAGGATGGTTGCTGAAGTTGTTGTTGCTTCTCATCTTAGTGAGTGTTCATTCCTGTCGAAACATTTCATTATGACCGAGCGTGGCTTCGTTTTAGTGCCTAAGTTTGGTAAGGCTGTGGCGAGATTCAATGCCCGTGCTAGTGCAAATGAGGCGGTTTCTGACCGTTCTTATTTGTGTGGTAAGGCGTTGAGTTATTCTTATGAATTCCGCCATTGTCCGCCTTTATCTAGGTGCTATTTCGAGCGTTTTCGCCAGTTATTTGAGGGCGAGGTCAGCCTTGATGGTCTAGGATGGAATGCGAAGGGTGCGTTTCTTGAGTTAGGTGTTTCAGGCGTGTTGGATGCTATTTTTAGTGTTCAGCATGTTTGTACCCGCTCAGACATGACCCGGTTCTATCACTGGAAATATGGGATGACCGCTTCAGATATCATAATCTTGCTTATTGCAAGTTTGTTCGGCGAATCTGATCTCGACGAGGTGGCCGCTGGCCGAATAGTCGAGGATTTCTTGTGAGGGCCCGTTGGGCTTGTTACCCGGCAAAACGGATGGCTCTTGCAGC